ACGACCTTAGTTCTGAGGTCATCACGAAAAGCCTTAAAGGTTTCGTATCTAATTTTAGAACGATTCCTTTGTTTAAGAGTAGTTTTATATCTGTTAAACCACTGCTTAAATTTTTCATCAGAATAAATGAGTCCATTTAATTCTGTTGTATTCTTATAACTGCTGTTACGAGTATGTTCCAGCGTTAATTCTGCAATAATCATTTTCTCTTCTTTTTTCATTAATTCTGCGGCTGTATCATTGTCAGCAAAATCTAATCCTATTTGCTCTTGTTTTGTAGAAAGTTCGTTTGGGTTAAAATCTAGTGAATAAATATCAGTTGTCATTTTGTTCAAACTCCTTATTTTCTATTTTTTGTTGTAATTCTGTTCTAAATTCTTCGTTTATTCTTCTATTGCTGTGGGCTAGAGTATGACAAGGACGGCACACAGGAAACAAATTGTTTGGTACATTGTATGAATTTTTTTTGCTACCACCCATACCTTTAGATGTAAGATGATGTATTTCTACGGCTGGCCTTTGATAGCAACCCCAACACTGAGGGATATCTACAATAGATAACCCCCAGTAATCAAAAAATATCTTTCGGTAATTTTTAGATATTTTTGAGGTTGTCATTAAATGCTCTTACTGCATTTTTAGTCAAATCGCTTATATCTTCAACACTGAAATGACCACTACCCATTGAACGACCAACAACACCAGTTACGAAAATATCCATTCTTTGAGTATCGTTTTTATTCATACCATTTACTATAGGCATAGGTCTTGATTGTTGCCCGTTAGTTGGCAAAGCATCATCAAGTGTATGATTATCAGCAATAGATACATCTTTAACATTAGTATATGGGTTGCCGCCTTTTGATGTTTTTACATTTATAATAGTAAAATTTATTGCATCGCCAGACTGAGGCATAGGGTTCATAACTTTACCCCTGTAATATAATCTAGTGCCATCGACTAAATCTATTGCGTAGTTTGGTTTTCCATCTTCGGTATTATCAAAGACTTTATCAACTATATTCGACATTGTAGTTTCTCCTTATTATTATTTGTTAATTACGTTATAGCCTCGACCCTCTAAACAATTATTAATTAAATTTTGTCTAGTATTTA